CGTGTATGCCGAAAACGTGGAGAACTTACCCGATGGCTACTACGATACCCAAGGTCGCTCGGAAGAATACATCCGTGTCTACATCGACGGCGAGTACGGTCTGTCGTCTGCTGGTATGCCCGTCTACAAATACTTCAGACCGGACTACCACATGGGCAAGCAAAAGCTCCGCCACATCAACAACGGTGTGCGCCCTATTGTCATCGGCATGGACTTGGGACTTACCCCCGCCGCAGTCATCGGACAGCAAGACCCCCGTGGTCGGGCGCTGATACTTGGCGAGTGTGTATCGTTTGACATGGGTATCCAGCGTTTCGTGAGGACTATGCTCAAGCCCATGATTTACGAGCGGTTCGGGGGTGCACCCATCCTAGTGGTCGTTGACCCTGCGGGTGTGCAGCGGGCGCAGACCGACGAGCGCAGTGCGGTTGACATTATCAAGGCTGAGGGACTGAAAGTCATACCTGCCAAGACCAACAACGTGTCGGCTCGACTCAATGCGGTGGACGACTATCTCATGCGTCAAGTTGACGGAGACCCAGCGTTCTTACTTGACCCCGGGTGCACACAGCTTAAGGCTGCCATGATGGGTGGGTATAGGTACAAACCCAAGGGCGACGGCGACATCGACAAGAACAAACACTCACACGTTGCTGAAGCACTACAGTATCTGATGCTGCACATCGCATCTGTTGGAGAAGGACACCACATGCCACAGCGGCGCGACATTCGCCCTGTTGCATCTGCGGGTTGGACTTGATATGATGGTGGTACTGCAAGCAGGCAGTTGTCACCTCACCCTTTCTCCAAGGGACTTCCCCCCGTCGAGTTCGCTCCGGGGGATTTTTTTCGCTTGCACTTTATTTTTCAGTATGTGTATACTTCCTGTCATATGCAACCTACAATATGTGGTAGGGTGTCAATCAGGAGGCTGCAATGGCGAAAGTTAAGGTAACGAAGACTTCAAAAATCTTTTCGGACAACGAGAAGATGGACAACAGTGGTCTTGCCGGAAAGCCTAAAACGTATGAGCCTATGATGTGGAAAGAACCCAAGATGACTATTGAAGACATCATGGAAGTCCACGAGAAGCAGACGAATAAACGCCCTGAGATGGATGATTGATTTATGGCAGGTCTAACTTTCCTTCGTGTAGTCTCCAACGCTGAACTCGACAAACAAGACGAGGAAGCAGCGGCGCAGGCTTTGCAGGAACGTCAGAACCAACCGATGGTGTTGGGTCTGGCGCAGCATATTCGTATGTGCTGGGATGTGGCAAAGATTGCCAAGAAGCCAATTGAAGATGAGATGTTGCGTGCGCTACGTCAGCGTAACGGACAGTACGAGCCTGACAAGTTGCAGCAGATTAAAGCGCAAGGCGGCTCAGAGATTTACATGATGATTACTGAAGTCAAGTGCCGCGCAGCGGAATCTTGGCTACGTGACATCTTGCTCGATAGTGGTACTCCACCGTGGGATATTGTGCCCACCCCGATTCCTGATTTGTCTCCGAACGACCGTCGTGAGATTCAAGACATCTTCGCCAACGAAGTGTTGACGATGTTGCAAGAGAACCAGAAAGCTCCTACCAAAGAGGAGATGGCACAGATTAAAGAGATGGTCTCACAAGACTATCGCTTCAAGATTTTGCAAGACGCACAGAACCGTGCTGACAAGATGAAGCTCAAGATTGAAGACCAGTTCGCCCAAGGCGGTTGGTCTGATTCATTCAACGACTTCATCACTGACCTCGTGACTTTCCCTGCGGCCTTCATCAAAGGCCCGATTGTTCGTCGTCAGCGTACCCTCGGTTGGAAGACCGTCATGGGTAAGACTGTTGTCGAGCCAACTGAACGTCTCGCTCCTGAGTTTGAGCGTGTTGACCCGTTCCGTATTTATCCTGAGCCGGGCATTACTCGCATCGAAGAAGGCTACTTGTTCGAGCACCACCCTCTTTCTCGTTCAGACCTGTCAGACCTTATTGGTGTGCCGGGCTATGACGAGGATGCTATTCGTCGTATCTTGGATGAAGGCTCTGGCCCATCTTGGATTAACGAAGACGTGGAACTCATCAAGAACGAGGAGGAGCGCAAGTTCTACTCGTACATGCGTCCGACCGATGTGTTCGATGCACTTGAGTTCTGGGGCAAAGTCTCCGGCAAGATGCTTCGTGAGTGGGGTCTGACTGAGGAAGAAATTCCTGATGAAGCCCAAGAGTACGATGCCAACGTCTGGATGATTGGTAACTACGTCATCAAGGCTGTGTTGAACTATGACCCACTGGGTCAGAAGCCTTACTGCAAGACTTCGTTCATCAAGTGCCCCGGCGCTTTCTGGGGTAAGGGTATCCCTGAAATCATCGAAGACATCCAGAATGTCTGTAACGCAGCGGCTCGTGCTCTCGTGAACAACATGGGTATCGCTTCTGGCCCTCAGGTCGAAGTGAACCTAGAGCGTATTCCTCCGAACGAGGACATCACACAGATGTCACCTTGGAAGATTTGGCAAGTGACCAACGACCCTGTGGGTTCGAGTGCACCTGCTGTACGCTTCACGCAGCCTGAAGACAACGCCAATACGTTGGTGGCTGTGTACGATAAGTTTGCTCGTCTGGCAGATGACCACTCTGGTATCCCTGCCTACCTGTACGGCAACACCGATGTGCAAGGCGCAGGCCGCACGTCGTCTGGTCTTTCTATGTTGATGGGTGCTGCTGGTAAAGGCATCCGTCAAGTGGTTGGTCACATCGACGGTGATGTGATTAAGCCTATTGTCCAACGTCAGTTCGTGTACAACATGCGCTACGACGAGGACGAATCTATCAAGGGCGACGTTCAAGTCGTGGCCCGTGGCGCAGTTAACTTGGCTGTCAAAGAGACTGTCAACGTGCGCCGCATCGAATTCCTCAACGCAACCGCCAATGAAATCGACATGTCGATTATGGGTCGGGATGGTCGCGCCGCGATTCTTCGTGAAGTGGCTAAAGGGTTGCAAATGCCTGTGGACGAACTTATTCCATCTCGGGACAAACTCGCTTATCAGACCCGTGTAGCAGCGGCTGCGGAGCAAGCTCAAGCACAACAGGCTGCACAGCAGTCCGCTGGAGCGGCACTCCAACCTGATGGCGCACCCAAAGGTGGAATGGAAGCGAACACAGTCATGAACCGTAGTGGAGGTCAGCCGTGATACGTCCTGACCCATCAGTTGTGAAAGCTCTTTCTGTCGCTGTGCGTCAGCACCCAGAGATTCTGGAGTGGTTGAAGTCATGGCGTATGCACGAGCTAGAGCAGCTACCATCTGCGGTAAACAACGCGGCATTGATGCAGGGGCGATGCCAAGTTTTGGGCGAGATTTACAAGCTCGCCAAAGAGTCCCCTGAACTAGCGGCAAAGTCCTAACTGATATGACTCGCCGTCTAATCCACGCATACCGATAGGAGCGTTTTACTATGGCACTTCCAGAGCAAATTCGTAAACAGACCGAGGCAGTTCAAGAACTGTACGCACAACTTAATGGTGATGGAACCAATGGCGAGGGACAAAATCCTCCAGCCGATGGTGGAACTCCGCCCAAAACAGATGCTGCTAACAGCACTCCGACCGCCGACGCGAACGCTGACACGAACGGTGCTACTCAATCACCCGGCGCTGAGCACGCAAGTGGTGAAGAAAAAGGCTCAGAAGAAAATCTAACTCAGAAATATCGTACCCTCCAAGGCATGTACAACGCCGAAGTTCCACGTCTGCATAGCCAGAACAAAGAACTCTCAGGTCGTTTGCAGCAGATGGAGCAGTTGCTGGCAACCATCTCAGCACAACAGTCTTCTGCACGTAACGTGGCGCAAACGCAAGTTGACCCGCTTGTTACCGAGAAAGATGTTGAGGAATATGGAGAATCGCTTGACGTGATGCGTAAAGTGTCGCGTGAGGAGTTAATCCCTGTTGCTCAGAAACTTGTGCAAATTGAGCGGATGCTCCAACAGTTGCAGACTAACGTCGTGCCACAGGTTCACAACCTCGCACAGCGTCAGGCTATGACTGTCGAACAGCAATTCTGGTCGGAATTGACTGCTGCTGTACCTAATTGGAAAGACATCAACGAAGACCCTGACTTCCAGTCTTGGCTTCTTGAGTTTGACCCGATGTCAGGTATCAGCCGTCAAACCATCCTAGAGGATGCACAGCGCAGCCTCGATGTACGTCGAGTTGGTAGTTTCTTCAGGTCTTGGCTTGAGATTACTGGACAAGCCAATGTTGCTCAAAACACCCGCCGGAATGTGTCTGCTTCCGAGTTGGAACGCCAAGTTGCCCCCGGTAAAGGGCGCAGCACAGGTGCACCGACAGGAACAAACGCCAAGACCTACACCCCTGATGACATCAAAACCTTCTTCAACGATGTTCGTCAAGGGAAGTACAAAGGGCGCGAAGCAGAGCGTGACCGCATTGAACGCGATATTTTCGCTGCACAGCGAGAAAATCGCATAACTGTTAACGCTTGATTAGAGGAGTAATATCATGGGATTTCCCGTAGCTGCTGGTCGTCCGAATTATTCGGGCAACTTCATTCCAGAGATTTGGTCTGGCAAACTCATCGAGAATTTCTACGACGCCACTGTGCTCGCAGCAATCTCTAACACCAACTATGAAGGCGAGATTCGCCGCATGGGTGACACGGTTAACATCCGTACCACTCCTGAAATCTCTATCAAGACTTACGTTAAGGGCCAAACCCTGAGCGTTGAGAATCCTGATAAGCCAAAGATTCAGTTGGTTATCGACAAAGGCGAGTACTTCGCTTGTATCGAAGACGACGTGGACAAGGTTCAGTCTGACGTGAACATGATGGACACTTGGTCTAAAGACGCTTCTGAGCGTATGAAGATTAAGATTGACCAACGCGTTCTGACAGACATCCTTCCAGACATTTCTGCTTTGAACAAAGGCGCAACTGCTGGCCGTATCACTGGCAACATCGACTTGGGTACGACTGGTTCTCCAATCGCTATCACCAAGACTAACGTGCTTGACTACATCGTTGACTTGGGCACTGTGCTCGACGAAGCAAACGCTCCTGAAGGCGAGCGCTTCTTGGTTATCCCTGCCAAAATGGCTGGCATGATTAAGAAGTCTGACCTGAAAGACGCTTCTTTGACTGGCGACAGCGTGTCTGTGTTGCGTAACGGTCGTTTGGGCATGATTGACCGCTTCACTTTGTACATGAGCCACAATCTGTCTGTGACTTCTGGCAAGTTCAGCATCATCGCTGGTCATAAGATGGGCTTCACTTTTGCCTCTCAAATGACTGAGATGGAGTCTCTACGCGCTGAGTCTACTTTCGGTAACGTCATCCGTGGCTTGCAGGTTTATGGCTACAAAGTGGTGAAACCTGAAGCATTGGCTCAAGGTATTGTTACTTTGGCTTAAACCGTGAGGGGCTTCGGCCCCTCTACTGCAACTTTTTAGGAGATTTGAAATGGCTACGTATACCGATTCTTTGGGCTTTAACAAAGGCTCTGCTGGATTCCGTGCTGAGGGCTTGAATAAAGTTACTCGTATGGAAGTTGTTCTTGACTTTGCTGCAATCGCTGCTGCTCGCGCTGCTGCTGGTGCTGCTGCACTTGCTTCTGGTGACGTTCTCGAAATCATGCCTGTTCCGGCTAAAACCCGCGTGCTAGGTGTTGGTTACGACGTTACTACTGCTGAAGGTGCTACTGCAACGTTCGACTTGGGCGACGGTTCTGACACCGACGGCTATCTGAACGACATCAGCTTGAACAGTGTGGCGTCTGGTGTGATGTCTTTGGCTTTGGCTGAAGGCGCACCTAACACCATCTCTGGTTACAGCAATGGTAAGTACTACAGTGCTGCTGACACTATCGACCTCGTAGTGAACTCTAACAGCGTTGACGCTGCTAAGGTTCGCATCTGGGCTTTGGTGCAAGACTGCGCATAAAGAATGGGGGCTTCGGCCCCCTTCTTACATAGGAGAAGATGATGGCAAAACGCGAAGCACAAGCAGTACACACCAACACAGATATGCTGATGAACACCGGGCCTGCTCGGTTGATTGGTGTGATGTATACCTCCGGGGGTGGTTCGCTAGACCACATCAATTTTTATGACAGTACAAGTGCTACTGGTACGGTCAGGTTAGAGCTTGACACCACAAAGCAAGGTATTGTTACTTGGAATCTTCCCGAAGGTGGGTTGATATTTACCAACGGAATCTACTGTGATATTGGCGGAGCAACGTCAGTCACAGCAATCATCGCACAATAATCATGGCTACCAAAGACTCTCGACTAGAACGGGCTGGGGTATCTGGGTACAACCAGCCAAAACGTACTCCGGGCCACCCGACTAAGAGCCATGTTGTTGTGGCGAAGTCTGGTACTGAAGTAAAGACGATTCGCTTTGGGCAGCAGGGCGTGAGTGGCGACAAAGAAGCAACTGCTCGTCAGAAGTCATTTAAAGCACGCCATGCGAAGAATATTGCCAAGGGCAAAATGTCAGCCGCTTATTGGGCAGATAAGGTAAAGTGGTGATATGGCTACCAAACCTAAAACCAAATCCACTGTGAACGCCGCAGGCAACTATACGAAGCCTGAACTGCGTAAGCGGATTGTGTCGCAAGTAAAAGCTGCGGCGGTTCAAGGTACAGCCGCAGGCCAGTGGTCTGCACGCAAAGCACAGCTTGTTGCGAAGAAATATAAAGCTGCTGGCGGGGGGTACAAAGATTGAAAGCTCCTCAAAAGTCTCTTAAAGATTGGGGTGACCAGAAGTGGCGCACCAAGAGTGGTAAGCCTTCTAGTAAGACTGGTGAACGCTACCTACCAGAAGCTGCCATTAAGGCGTTGACCCCCGCAGAGTATGCTGCTACGTCGAAAGCGAAGCGTGAAGGCAAAGCAAAAGGTCAACAATTTGTAAAACAGCCAGCTAAAATAGCGGCTAAGACCAGCAAGTATAGATAGGAGAGTTGCATGGCACGTTACCTGCGAAATAAACGAGACGGTTTTATTTACGATTACACTGAGCTATTGGCTGAAAATCCAATGGTCGAGGAAGTAACTGAAGAAGAAGCCTTCCCTGAGAAGTTCATTCCGAAGAAGCAAACTGGTCGTAAGACAGGTCTGAAGTTGGAGACCCCTGTGGAAGAAATTCCAGTTGAGCCTCCTGTTGTCAATGCAGAACTTAACGCAGAAGCGTCTAGGGGATTACCCGAATGATACTCAATGATGTAGTCACAGAGGCTCGCCGCCTTCTACAAGACATCAGCGCACCGCAACGCTACAGTGATGCGGTGTTGTTGGGCTTTGCCAATCAGGCATTGAAGCGTATGTCTGTATTGCGCCCTGACCTCTTTGCCTACATCGGGGAGATTCCTTGTACGGCTGGGGCTGTTATTCAGTCCCCTCCGACGGACTCCATTCGTATCATCGAAATTTTCCAAGTCAAAGATGGTGCGGGTGTGACTGAGGTTGACCGCAACTCGCTTGACCAGACATACCCCGGCTGGATGAACGATACCGCTGCTGCGGCTGTTAACTGGATGCGCCATGTGCGCAACCCGAACAAGTTCTTCATCTACCCTAAAGCCCCCGTAGGACAAGTCCTCATCGGGGAATATGCACAGACCCCACCTAATTACACTGGTGCTCAGACGGTTGAATTGCTGCCGGATGCGTTCTTCCCCGTCGTAGTTGACGGTACTGTGTTCTTGGCTGAGTCGGTTGACAACGAGCATGTGAACTCTAACCGTGCGCAGTTGTTCCAGCAGTCCTTCACTCAAGCATTGGGTGTAAGTGCACAGGCTAGGTCACTGACTGACACTGAAGAAGCGGGTCTACCTAATGAACAGGTAATCGCATCATGAGTACTCGTACATTTCTCTCGTTGGCTACACGCCTTGCGGCGAGTGTGCCGGGCTGTCCTCAGCCAATCTTAGAGCAACATATTCGTGATTCAGCGATTGAGACTTGCGAGCGTACGCTTGCATGGCGCTACGAGCAGCCTTCTATTCGCTTGACCCCGGGGGTATATGAGTACCCCTACAACAACCCATTGCAGACTGAGGTACATGCGTTCATCACTGCTGCCGTCAATGGCTCACCACTTGAGCCTCTGACCCTTGAGCAGTTGTACATGAAGTACCCCAACTGGCCTGACCTCGACCCTGACCAACGCTCAGACCCTCGATACATCTGTCAGCTTGACCCAGATAACTTTGTCCTTGCCCCGTTGCCTGACGACTCCAAGGCTTACAACCTCAAGATGATTGTGGTTCTCAAGCCCTTACGTACGTCTACTGGGATGGACAAGTCAGTATTTGATGACCTAGAGAACGTCATCATGCACGGTGCGTTGCAGCATCTTCTCGTCATGCCAAACAA